TTATTTGTTATTTTTAACATTGGAACGGATTGTACTCCTTCTACGTTTGCAAGAAGTAATTCAATTTCACTTAAATTTATAGTCTGATTGAATTGCCAATTATCAACTATAAAATAATCTTTCAATTCATTTACACATTCTACCAATACTTCTGCTTTATTATAATTTGGATAACAAACGATTTCAAAATCAACACCAATGTTTATTACAAACCCGTCTAACATATTAACACCATCAGTTAATATTTTATATTCGTTTAAATATGTTTTTAAATTTTCTTTTAATGCTCTATTGATATTTGATAAATTACCATTACCATCGTAAGCTAGTAAATAAAGATTTATTGCAAATGGATTATTTTTTTCGTTTTCATTTGATGTTTTTCCTACTAAAAATTTAGTAATATCTTGCTTTACAGACGCTTCACTTGGTTCTTCCGAATCTGGTTTATTTACAAAACTCATCACCAAATCAGTAAATTCTTGCAAATGATTTGGAGATGCCAAAATCGATGATGGTGAATTATTATCCAGCGTACCATCGGCTGTTGCGTATGCTTTTGCAATTGCCCCAAATTTAGATGGCATTGATAATACTCTAATTTGATAATCTTTTGCGGTTACTGCTCTATTTTGGGATGAAAAATGTGCTAATGCATTTTGTTTCATTTCAAGTAAAGTTTCACCGCTTCTTCCACCCGAAGCTGCAATTTCATTATCAACTGCTATTGTATTCTTCATTTTTAAATAAAGAGGTAATTCTTGTGCAGTAAAATCATTCAAGTCCTCATCGTATTCTATAACCTTAATCTTATTTATAGTATTACTAGCCACATTTGATGAAACTCCGCCACCAGTTAAATACTTAATAGTTAAAGTTGTATTTGCCGGTGATGTTCCATATGTTTTTGTTTTTAAAAAGTTTGTTGGGTCAAAAGATTCTTCCAACCTATTAATAGAATTTGGTAATCCTAATCCAACATTTTTAAGATTTGGAATTAATAACTCATCGGATGCCGTTGGGTCTCCTGCTCCAAATTGTAAGGTTGTTGTACTATCACCATTAATTACAGTTGTAAATCTTTTAGGTGTTTTTATTGTTTTTAAAATATACGGTACGGTTGATTTAAACTGATATAAATCAGGATCATTTGTAGCTGTATTTGGTTGTTCAATAAATACCATTTCTTGTGCCAGATAAGGTACTTCATAGTACTTATTACCATCCGAATCTCTTACATCAATAATTTGAATTATATCGTTTTCTGGTAGGAGAACACTTTGATATGGCGAATAACTGCCAAATATTTCTTGTTTTACTCTCACATTACCGGAAATTATATCTCCGTATTTTTTTATTAAATACAAAGATGGTTCTCCTGTTAATGTATCTCTTTGATATACCGTGGTTTCTCTATCCGTTTCATCGTTAAAATCTATATAGTCCGTAGTATAAAATTCAACATTATTTTGTGATGATTCTAAAACCATTCCACTTTTAATGCTTAAATAATATTTTGAATCTGGTTTATTATCAACCCCACTACCAATAGACGGTACAAGTTGATATACTGATATTTTTGTTGTAGATGGGGATGTAACCAATGGTTTATATCCCAAGTATCTTGTTAAAGGTATTACACTTTGTAAATCATCCGCATATACCATTAAAGATTGTTTGACTATTATTATTTATATTAAAATCAACATTAAATCCAGCATTAAGCCCCCTAGCATTAAAACTAATTTTAACGCCAACTTCATTTTTATCTTTCATTTCGTTGGATTGGTCTATTTGTATATCCGAAACTGTTAATTCTGGAATCCAATATCTAACTGCTGTTTCTATTGCATCGGATATTTTTTGATTTAGTTCATCATCATTTGGTTCAAAAAGAATCTGATGTAACTTTGTACCAAAAAGGGGTTGGTTTAATCGTTCACCTTGTCTAGTTCTTAATAAAAAAGTTACATTTGCTTTTAATTGTGCAATTGAGTCATAATTTTGAAAAAACGTATTAGTTCCCATTTGCATAGGAATATCCAATCCCAAAGCATAATCGCTAAGTTCTCTCAAAGATGGATTTGATGCTACAAAATATTGACCTACTACTACTGCCATTATTTCTTAAATCTTTTAACAAGCTCAGAATAATCCCTATTAAAAGCTTTATCTAATTCAGCTACACCAGTTTGTACACCTAATCCACTTTTTTGTGCACCACCTGCAAATTCACCATAACCCATTTTTTCAGCCATAGCGGTTCTACCTACGATTGAACCCATATCCGATTGTCCAAAATTCATAGTTCTAAAACCACCATCACCGTTTGCGGCGGCAGTTCTAGTTTCATTAAGAATTTGATTAATCATTGGATTTTTACTAAATTCTTTTTCTTTTGTTTCAACCATTTTCGGTTTTTCTTCACCTAAAATAGCTTTAGCCATACTTAATCCAGTATTTTTTGGTTGTTTTTGTTCAGCCAATACTTTCTTCATTTCAGACCTTACTGCTTCCTTAATAAGAGTAGGAAGTTGTTGTTTAAGTTCCTCTTTAACTAGGATTTGAATGGCTTGTAATAATTTATCAGTATTCATACATTATTATTTGTTATGTAAATAAATATCTAATAAAGATTTTTTTAAGGTTTGATAATTATTACCTATAAATTTATTTTGAAAATATAGTACCACCGATGACTTTAGAAGATGGTTTTGCTCTTAAATCTAAAAGATACTGATAAACTCTATTCGGTATTCGTATAACGTTACCATTAGCATCTCTAGTAGGTACGCCACCACTACACCTTACATACGCACAATCGTTATTTGATGTAAAGTTTATATAATCTTTATCTACACCTGGTAAAATTTCTTTTATAGACCCGAATATTGATTGTTCTCTTGCAGGAGTTGGGCCTCTTAAATACCAAACTCTACTACTAGCAGGACCAGTAACAGGTTCAAACTGATTTGGTTTGTTTATAGTTTGTGTGACCGTTCTTGCGCCTAATACTCTTAATCTAGTTCTATTTAATATTACCGCTGCTACCCAAGCTTGTTCCGTTTGATTAACCGTTGATTCGGCTGCCACCAATGAGATAAAATTACTCCATTCTTGGTCATCAACAAATGGTTGTCCCATATATGCTTCGGCAACAGCTCTTGCTTCATCTATTTTTGCCGTAAAGTTTGTTTGCAGAGTTTCACCAAAATTTTGAACTGTAGTACCATCGGCTTTTACAAGATTTGGATATACAATATTTTGAGTTTGTACCCTTCCTAAATCTTCATCCTCAATAAATAAAATTCTTGTTGATTTGGGTTTTCCAGCCTGATAATTACTATTGATAATTCGTTCTCCAAGTTGACCTAATTCTATAACTTCTGGATCGGTTGGCATTATTTTATATCCTGTCCATGCAACCTGAGATGGAGCCGGTGTACCGAGTGGCAAATATGTGGCAGTTGTAACTATTCTACCCTTTACGGTTAATAAATGCTGGCTGGCCATTCTGATAAACTCGTCTATCAGTATCCCACAATTCATATTTGGATTTACAGCTGCCATTTAGTATTTATTTATGTGTTCAGATAAGATTTTTGATTGGTTACCCACAGGATGAAATCCATCTTTTATTACACCTACAGATATTTTAGGAACAATTGTTGCACCCGTTATTGTGGCTGCCATTAATCTTTGGTATTTTTGATATTCTTGTAAGTATGGAATATATCCTTCTTTTTCTCTAACATACCTGGTTAATGGCATATTTTCAATTAACATATCTTTTTCGGAATCATATCCCGTAATTACAATTGCTTTAGCTCCAGCTTTATTTACGGAATCTACCATACTCTGTAATGCAGATAAAACCGTTTCTGCTTTCCTTGCAGAAAATATATCATTAGTACCACCATATATATAAACCTTATCATATTTGGTTGTAGCCAGTTTCTTTTCCAATTCCGGTTTCATCCATAGTGTTAATTGTTTGCCACCAATTGCAAGTATCTCAACATTTGCTTTACTATTACTTTTTTTATAATATGATGACCATGTATATCCAGCATCTACCGTTATAGTGAACTGGCCAATTTCCTGGAGCGGTAATAGAATTACTTACACTTGTCAAATTTGCAGTTACGTTTGTAGCAATTTGTGTTGCAGTTGGTAATGGTATTGGAAAGGGTGCAAGTTGTGCGGTAGTCCAATATGCTTTAACACCTTTTCCCATTTCACCAACTAAATCATAAGGAGTAGTTTTGGATAATCCTTTTTGTAAAGCGGAAACAAATAGTTTTTGCATAGCCTCTACGTTACCTTTTGTAACTTTTATATTATCAGGTATTGTTCCACCTCTTTTAACCGCAGCATCATATTCTTCGGCAAATGCTTTAGCAACATACTCTATATCAGGTACTTGTTTAGCATTACATATTCTATTTATTAAATTATTTTTAAATAGTTGCCAACTCATATTACTTTGGTAAATTTGGTATTTGTGATTGAATTTTTCCGGCTATATTTGATGCTTGAGAAGATAAATTTCCTGCTAACCCTTGAGCCTGTGACGCTATATTTCCAACTTGTGATTGTATATTTCCTGCTAATCCTTGCGCCTTTGATGCCAAACCTTGCGCCTGTGATGCTAATCCTTGCGCCTTTGCTGCCGCATCTTTTAGCTTATTAATACCACCGGCAGCTTTACCAATCATACCTTTTAATTTTTCTTTTTCGGCTTTTAATTCTTTTTTTGTTTTTGGTAAAGCGGGTTGCCTAAATTCTTTAAGTGGTTTAAATGGTGGTG